TTATGACGCTATTAGTAATTTTGATATTAGTTTACCTACTCCTATCATGGCCGGGCTCCGTACACCACAACGTCAATTCAGTAGTTGCGTACTTATTGAGACCGATGACAGTCTTGATAGTATTAATGCTACTTCTAGTGCTATTGTAAAGTACGTAAGTCAAAAAGCAGGCATTGGTATTGGCGCAGGTAGTATTCGTGCTATTAATTCACCTATTCGCAATGGCGATGCATCACATACTGGTGTTATTCCATTTTATAAAATGTTTCAAAGTGCAGTTAAGTCTTGTAGTCAAGGCGGAGTGCGTGGCGGAGCAGCAACATTACATTATCCAATTTGGCATTTAGAAGTAGAAGATTTACTTGTGCTAAAAAACAACAAAGGCACAGAAGACAACCGTGTACGTCACTTAGATTATAGTGTACAATTTAACAAACTAATGTACGAGCGTTTGCTTTCAGGAGGAAATATTACATTATTCTCACCTGCTGATGTTCCTGGGTTGTATGACGCATTTTTTAATAACCAAGAAGAATTTAAACGTTTGTACGAAATAGCAGAACGTAATACACGCATACGTAAAAAGACAGTTTCAGCAATTGAGCTTATTAGTAGCTTTATGGAAGAACGTAAAAACACAGGTCGTGTTTATCTACAAAACGTAGACCATGCAAATACACATAGTAGCTTTAAAGAAGATACATCACCAATTAAAATGAGTAACTTGTGTCAAGAAATTACATTACCTACTAAACCACTTACTGAGTTTAATGACCCAGATGGAGAGATTTCATTATGTACATTAGCTGCAATTAATTGGGGCAATATTAAATCACCAAAAGACTTTGAACGTGTAGGCAGACTGGCAGTACGTGCATTAGATGAATTACTAGATTACCAGAACTATCCAGTTGTAGCCGCAGAGCGTTCAACAATGAAACGCCGTCCATTAGGTGTTGGTATTATTAACTTTGCATATTGGTTAGCTAAAAACGACCTAAACTATCAAGATATTAATAAAGAAGGACTTACACTAGTTGACGAATGGGCAGAAGCATGGAGTTATTACCTTATTAAAGCAAGTGCAGATCTTGCAATAGAAAAAGGCACTATTAGCGGTAACGACGAAACAAAGTATGGCCAAGGTATTACACCTAACCAAACATATAAGAAAGAAGTAGACGAGCTTGTTAAACATAAAGAACGTCAGGATTGGAAAGGTTTGCGTAAGCAACTTAAAGAAACTGGTATACGTAACAGTACGTTAATGGCACTTATGCCAGCAGAAACATCAGCACAGATTAGTAATAGTACAAATGGTATTGAACCACCACGTAGCCTTGTTAGTGTTAAACAATCAAAGCACGGTGTACTAAAGCAAGTGGTTCCTGAGTTTAGACGTTTGCAAAATAAATATGATTTACTATGGGACCAAAAGTCTCCAGAGGGATATCTAAAAATTGTAGCAATATTACAAAAGTATGTCGATCAAGGCATTAGTGTTAATACAAGTTACAATCCACAGTTTTTTGAAGACGAGAAGATACCAATGTCGGTAATGATTCAACACTTGTTGATGTTTTACAAATATGGCGGTAAACAATTGTATTACTTTAATACATTTGACGGACAAGGCGAACTAGATATTAACAAATTAAACGAAGAACAACTTGCACCCGGAGACCTCGATGATGAGGACTGCGATAGCTGCACAATATAAAAGGTAGTAAGAAAATGAGCTCAGTATTCAATTCGAGTAACACAACAGATCACACCAAAGCATTGGCATTTTTAGATCCTGCTGGCGGTGTCGCTATTCAGCGTTATGATATGTTGAAGTATAAACAATTTGATAAACTAACTGACAAGCAGTTAGGATTCTTTTGGCGCCCAGAGGAAGTAGATGTCACCAAAGATAGTAACGACTTTAAAAAACTAACAGACCACGAACAACATATCTTTACAAGTAATCTTAAAAGACAGATCCTGTTAGATAGTGTACAAGGGAGAGCACCAGCAGAAGCATTTGGTCCATTGGTATGTCTTCCAGAAATAGAAGCATGGATTCAAACTTGGACATTTAGTGAAACAATTCACTCACGTAGTTACACACATATTATTCGTAACATTTATGCAGACCCAAGTAAAGTGTTTGATGGAATGTTAGATATCAAAGAGATTTCAGAATGTGCTGGAGACATTTCAGAATGTTATGATCAACTAATTGATATTGCATCATACTACAATCTATTAGGTGTAGGCAAACATACAGTAAACGGCAAGAAAGTTATTGTTGATTTGTATGAGATTAAGAAGCTATTGTACAAAACACTAATGAGTGTTAACATCTTAGAAGGTGTGCGTTTTTACGTATCCTTTGCATGTAGTTGGGCATTTGCTGAACTTAAGAAGATGGAAGGCAATGCAAAAATTATTAAACTAATTGCACGTGATGAAAACTTGCACTTAGCATTTACGCAATCATTACTAAAGATCCTTCCTAAAGATGATCCTGATTATATTAAGATTGCAAAAGAAACAGAAGCTGATTGTATTCAGATGTTTGTTGATGCAGTTGATCAAGAAAAAAACTGGGCAGACTATTTGTTTAAAGATGGTTCTATGATTGGATTGAACACTCAGCTACTAAGTGATTATATTGAATGGATCGCGTCAAAGCGTATGACAGCGGTAGGACTAAAGTCACCATACAGTGTATCACAAGCAAACCCACTACCATGGACACAGAAATGGATCTCAGGTGCAGAAGTACAAGTAGCACCACAAGAAACAGAGATTAGTTCTTACATCATTGGCGGTGTTAAACAAGACGTGTCGGAAGACTCATTTAAAGGATTTAGTTTATGATTGAAATTTATGGAAAGCCACAATGTCCATTTTGTGATAGTGCAAAAGCATTGTGTGAATCGAGAAATTTAGAGTATACATACAAGCAACTTGGTGTAGACTTTGACCGTGAGGAAGTTCTAGAATTGTTCCCTGGAGCAAGAACATTCCCACAAATAAAAGTATGGGGTACTAGCATAGGCGGATACGACAAACTAGGCACATACTTAGAAGAAACTAACTATAACGGAACAGGACATACATTATGATAATTCAAACACCATACAAAGTAGGTGACATAGTAAGCATTAAACTTAACAGCGGCGAAGAAATGATTGCTCGCTTAGATGAAGAAACAGCAGATCACTTAGTTTTAAATAAGCCACTTATTTTAGTAGCGGCAGAAACAGGTGTTGGCCTTGCGCCATTCATGTTTACAATCGGACCAGATGCAAAGGTGCGTTTGAGGCTAAATAGTATTATATGTGTAGTTAAGTCAGCGAATGACGCTGGTGACACGTATATTACACAAACAACAGGGTTAAAACTAGCAAAAGCATAATGAGTGGAGTTCATCGAAATCTTGATAGTCGAGCGTGTGGGGCAACCACAGGCGTAACTGGGCAATCTACTGTATACGTAAACGATAAAAAAGTTAGCGTAGATGGAGATCCCAACAGTCACGGTGGCGGCTCACTTAATGCATCATGTAACAAAGTTTTTGCAGAAAACATAGAAGTTGTTGTTGAAGGTAACGGCGCTAGTCCAGATGATAAATGCCCAATTCCAGGCGGATCACATTGTAGTCCATCTGCAACTGGTGCAAGCACTGATACAGGTATAGGTTGATAACATGGCTGATTTTGCAACAGCATCTAATTACTTAAAAAATACTAATGTTGATTTAATCACAAGTACTACAGTTGATGTAGGTACAGGTGAAGTAAACCATACATCAACTAGTTTTAGTTTAAGAGAAATTATTTGTAGTTTGCTTGGCGGCAACGGAATTAAACTTCCTAACCTACAGTTGTGTTTAAAAATCAACATTGGTAGATTACTTGGTATTTCAGGTATCCCATCAGAGTTATATAAAGCGTTACAGGATGCAGAAGAAGCACTTGATGAATTTATTGCACATACAAACATTGATAACGTATTAGCCAGGCTTAATGCCGCTATTGCAGAGTTTGCTGCAATTGCTAATATGATTAACTTTTGTGGAACTCCTATTAATCCTAAGCCTATTCCAAATGTACTTAAAGATATGTTTGGATCATATTTAGGCTCAGGTAAAGATTTACTTGATAAATTAGGTACTATGCTAGACAGCGACATTGGTGGGTGTTCATCAGGGTCTGGTGTTAATTTAGGTATTTTCCAAGGTGGGATACTTAGTGACTTAGATGATATAATTACTCAATTTGGAAGTATTGCAAATGCACCAGCCAACACACTTGCTTCTTTAACCAACGAACTAAACGCATTTTCACAAGATATGAAAAACTTAGTTAAGTTTGAGAATAACTTTAGTGGAACAAATTCAAATGGTGGAAGTCAGTTTGAAACTGGTACAGCTAGTACACATACTGGCGTAGGAGTTGCAATAGATACGAGTACACTTACATTAGCACACGCACAACAAATTGCAAATGGGTTAAAATCTGCACATAGTAGTTTAAGTGCATATGAAGTAGATGCCAATGGAAATAACATCTTTCACTATCTA